TCTACGCCTATGATTGACAATAACAAATCTGATACACATCAGTTTGTCAAGTGGGTATTGCGACCACAGTTATCTGCTAATCCTAATTTACTTTACAATGCGGAATGGCAAGAGATGATTGAAGAACTCATTGGCACTGACAAGTTATTATTTCTTGACGGCAAGACAAAAGAGTTTGTTATCTTCAACGAAGATCATGGTACTGACATGGACAATGTGGGTTGGTTATCCAATACATATTCCATACAGCCAACATCATATGGTAAGCGTGACAAATACTATGATGAGAAAACTGATTCGATCCACACTGTATCAAACAGTAGCAAGTGGTGTTACGAAGATGATGATGTGTATGGTAGCTATGGCGGTATAACCAATCAACACTTTGGCTATTACAATCGTAATGGTGTAGAGGTTAAGCCTACACCTTTGGCTAGTGGTGACATACCATTACCAAAGCAAGACGCAGATGAAACTATGTGGAATGGTAAGAAGTTAAATATGCAAGACCTTTATCAAATGGATAAAGATGAAATCATAGATCTGTGCGAGGACAACCCTGTTGGTATGGGTTGTTTAATCAGTGAAGAAATAGTGGGGAACAGAGCATGAGCAACGATTACTTTAAACCTAATGTATGTTATTATTGGGGAGAGCCAATTACTTTTGCGATCTCTTTATCAAATCGCACAAAAGAATTTGGCAAGACTAAAATTCTAGGTTGGAGAAAGAATATCAAAGGTAAAGATGAGTATGTGTGGGCAAACCCCATTAAAGCAGGACTACCTAGACATTTACATCTAAAAGATATTAGATATGGATATGTGCCTAGTGGCGAATCCTCTACCACAATTCGTTGGCTTGATGAAGATGCGTATTGTAATTTACATGGCACAAAGTATATTGTGTTCAATGGTAAACGCATACGCAAAGTAGAATATGATGAATTGTATGATCCAAATACTAAAGAATATCCTAAGACTATTGTAAGCATAAAATACGATAGTAATCTACATACATCTTTACCTAGTCTAGTTGCTAGGCTAAAACAAAATGGAGATTGGAATCAAATTGGTCACAAGAAAATAACCTCGCAGTATATCAAGAAGTTCCACATATGGGATTGGATCGGTAGCTTTCATGCAGGTCAACCATGTATCTCACTGAGAAAACTAAAACAGTGGGGTAGTACATTGAAGATACCAAAGAAAGCTATTGCAATGTCTATGCATAACTCAGCTCATGATTACAATAATATGGGGCATAGCTTTGATCACTTTGCTTGTCTATTTAGAGAGGGGCAATCAGCAGGTTTGAAACCTATGAACATGGTACTATAACACCGAAATGACACCGACAGAACACGAGGGTACTATGTATATCGACAAGGGGGCAACTCATTATATTATTATAAGAAAAATAATAATAAATTTTAAATCGTTAATAGGGATTGCACATGCCCCCCACCCACGATATGCTGACCTATCGAGTTCTTTCGGTGTTCTATCGGTGTTATTTCTATTGACAAATTACAGGAGTATGATATGATTATTATTACATTATTAACTTTTATATGTGGTATAGCATGTGGCTTTATTGCATTTGGAACTTACACCTTTGTGAAGGAGGGCAGATGAAATGGAACTTGACAATTCAATTCTTTATCTTATTCTTAGTCTTATCGGTATATTCCTCATCATCTATCTAAAATGATTATCGGAAAATATATACCTGAAAATGCTAGGCAGATACGATACATACACCCACAGTACGATCAAGATGACGAGGGTAATGAGTATATCTACAATGAAGATGAGATGACAGATGTATGTAGTCTCATCTATCGTGTTGACTCTAGCAAAATACCTGTGTACTTTCGTCGCAGACATTCCAACTACGCAAGAGAAGACACTCGTAGATGGAATAGATGGATCAATGATTACAATGGACGAGCTAAACATAGCGACAACCCACAGTATTTGTATGTGCGTGTCAAGAAAGTTGGCAGACGAGTTCTTATTGTGTACGACAAGGACTATTGGGATAAGATTATCAAGTCTGGCAAGAAGATTAAGTCTGACTTAAATATTACTTACAATCCCATAAGTACTACGGCTCTTAGACAAAGACGCAACGCAGCCGAGCATGACAGATTGCGAGAAGAAATGGATCGCATGATTAATCAAGCTGTTGATACTATTGCAGACCGTGACTACGAATGGTATACAACAGATGAAGATAGACACGAGGAGGAGTATGAAGAAAGATGAATTGCAGATTGTAGTTATTGATTGGCTCGACGCTATGTCGGACGATAACACATGGCAAGACTTAAAAGAACTACAAGAACAAAAGCTAAGACCCGTTACAAGTGTCGGATATATTATCAAAGAAGATAATGATTCCGTCATTCTTGTGTCATCTTTTGACGAGGAAAGTCAATGTGGTGGTGGGGGTGTGGTTATCCCCACCAACTGTATAACAAAGAAAACAATATTGAAAGGACAATTTAATGTCGAATGATTATGATTGGAGGACTAATCTATTCGTCTATGGTACACTAAAGAAGGGGGGCAGACTTCATAGTGTGTTGGGTAATTCATCTGAATACATTGGCACATATGTGACAGCCGATCCGAGGTATGACTTGTTTAGTTATGCTAGGAGTTTTCCTATTCTTGTAGCAAGAGAAGAAGGATTTAGAATAAGGGGTGAGGTGTGGTCAGTCACACCAGAAACTATGGATAGAGTAAATGCTATCGAGAGTGGATCATCATACTACCCTTTTCAAATAGATGTGATGAATGAAACAACAAAAGAATATGAAGTTGGATCTGTGTTAGCCTTTATGTTTCCAGGACATAACCAAAGACTTATGCCTGTCAAAGAGATTGCCGCAGTAGACAACATCAAGGAGTGGTCATTATGATTATAGAATTTATGTCCTACCTTATGTTTATTGGGGGCTTGACAGCGTTCCCTTTAATCGCTATTGTGGGTTTTATTACAGAAGAAAAGTTTCGAAATCCGTTCGTTGCTTTGATGATTATATTTTATATACTGATAGGAGTTAGAATATGGCAGAACCGTACAAGAAAAAGATAGAACAAGATGATGACATCTTGGAAGATGGTGACTTTGTATTAGATGGATACACAGTTAACCTTGAAGATACATCTAAACACAATGACGATTTGAGTTTAGATTACAACGACTACGAACATATACAGGAGGAATATGGCATACAATCCGAAGACGTACAACCTATTGCACTCGACAGATTTATCGAACGTATTGGAAAAAGCCGTCGATCATCTAGACAATAGTGCTAGCGACGAGCCTTGTATATATCTACGGCATGAAAAACCATTCGCTTTGAAGATGAGATTGTATAGATATGTCAAAGCATATCGTACTCAAATGAAAAGCAAAGATGATGTAGATGAAATGCGATACGATCATTTAGTGTTTGACATTAAAAATGGTTGTGTTACAATTACATCTTCATTAGAAACTAAGTCATTTGAAATGACTGATGAGGAAGGAAATAAACTATGAAGAAGATGAGCAATAAAGCAGAAGAAAGATTTGTAGATTGTATTGATGATCTAAAGCAACCAATCACAGATCTAGTATTGAAGTATGATATACATACAGTACAAGCCGCACTCGTAGAAATGGGATTGCGTATGGCTTTACTTGGATCTGGCACCAATCATGCGTTACAAATGTTTGCCGCATGCGTGCATAACATGACAACAGTTGGTGCGTTGGTCGAACAAGATATCTTATCCATGAAGGACGAGAACAAACAACCAGATGAAATAGAGGACTGGAATTATAATGCAAACATTACAGGAAAAACAATACATTGATCATGTGCCGACACAACTTAAGTATTGGCAAGACAAGATGTATGACGCAGAGTTTGAGGGTAGATGGCGAGCATATCATGAAGCCAAAGCTATCTACCTTCAGTATAAAAGACTACACGATAAGGGTGTAGAATACGAACCAAACTTTTAAAGGAGACAATATGAAGTATGACGTTACAACTAGCCACATGTTTACACAGCATTGGATAGTTGAGGCAAAGGACAAAGACCATGCGGCGAAAAAAGTTATGGAATCAGACATGAAGTTTGATAAGACTAGTCGCAAGTTTGTATCTAACAAATTAACTATGGGTTTAATTACAATACCAGACGCAAAGATTATGGCAGTGGAACCATACGAGTCTGATATGACCCCAAACTTTGATGAAATTAAAATAGGAGGGACAGATCCAGAATGAGTGATATAGAGATACCAACAGAACTATTAGAAAAAGATCCTATGGAGTTAGCAGAAAGCCAACAAGATATTGATAAGATCATTGAGTATCTCAAAGCTACCCGTGAGAATATCAGAGCGGCAGAAAAATCTGGTAAAAGAATTACAGGCAAAGCGGCAAGAACTAAAGCTGAACCTGTGACACAAGGTAGCATACTTGATGTGTTAGTTAAGGATGTCTAAACCAGATAAAGTTCCAAAGTATATTTATGTAGACGATAAACCTAAGCAGGTTGTATGGGATACGTCAAGTCTTTCAACATTCTTGGCATGTCCTCGTCTATATAATCTTACGAACTTACGTGGTTACAAATTAAAAAGTTATGGAACGGTAACAGGATTTGGATCGGCAGTGCATGACGCATATGAGATACTAGACAGAGGTAGATTCCACAACAAAAATAAAGAGGATACTTTGCGTGAAGCAATACAGTTTACTCTTAAGAATTATGGTGAAGACTTGTCTATGGCAGATGACAAAGCAAGAGGATTAGAAGCGGCTTTGCGTGCCATAGTGTGGAGAGTAGAGGAATATTGGGAAGACAATATAAAGATTGCGGCTATGCCTAATGGCGAACCGTGTCTTGAGAAAAGATTTGAAGTACCCTTTGGTAGATCTGGTAAAAGATTCTCTGGTAGGATTGATAAGATTGTAGAGTTCGAAGGCGGCTTGTATCTGTGCGATACAAAAACAACTAAGGCATCTTTGAGTGATATGTATTTTAGAAACTATCAACCAAACAATCAAGTGTATGCATACTTGTGGGCGGCGAGACACATATTAGAATTACCTGTGCGTGGTTTTATAATTGATGCAGTACAAACTGGTGTGCATTTTTGTAGATTTAATCGTGCTGTGTTTAACGTATCTAACTTATCTATCAACGAGTGGTATGCAGATACAGCATATAGTTTGGAGGTATCTGATACGTATCACGCACATCAATATTATCCAGCTAACTTCACATCATGTGGAAACTACGGTGGTTGTAAGTTCAGAGAAGTATGTTCTGAATCACCCGAGCATCGTACCACATTGCTGAAAGAAGACTTTGAAGTTGCGTTACACGACGACCTGATCCGTGAAGGCGAAGTGATACACGCAGAAGAATTATTTAGGAGGAACACATGAGACAATTTATAAGCGACTCGTGGCATGGTGTCATGAATCATAAAAGAAACCCACTGCGTCACGTACCAGATGAAAACGTAAGACATTTAATTATGCAGTTACTTGCATGGATGTGGTGCATTACATTTTCGTTATACTTTTCTTCTTGGTATTTGTTTGGCATTACAGTGGTGGCACACTTTGGATTTATCATTGCTATCTTTGTAACAGTTATGTCATTTAGATTAGTGCCAGGTCCAGAAGATAAATACACAGAAGATTTAGATAGTATTAATTGGGATGAAGAAGATTAAAAAATTACTGAATAAAAATGAATTTTGGATGGGGGTATTTTCACTATCAGTTGCATGGTGGCTGTTTAATGTAGGTGTTATGTCATCATTGATAATGATTATACCTTTGTTCATTGCATTAACAAGACCATGATAGAAATAAATACAAAAGAATTTTATTGTGATGGACCAGAAGATGGTGAACATCCAAGAGTATATTACGTTATTGACGATGATACAAATACAAAAGTATGTATGTATTGCAATATGGAATATGTTTATAGACCAAGCGAAGTATAAAAACTTCTTGACAAAAATTTTAATTATGCTAATATTACAAAATACAGGAGACAAATATGGCAAGTATAAAAAATCATACATCAGTAGATGTAACCAAGCTACTACTCGTAGGAGATAGTGGCTCTGGTAAGACGGCTTCATTAGCCACTCTTGCAAACGCAGGATACAAGTTACGTATCTTAGACTACGACAACGGCTTAGACATTTTACCCGAGTTCTTAAATGATACGGGTGTCAACAACGTTTCATATGTTACGTTGAAAGATCCTATGGGTAGAGCGGAGGCGTTTCGTAAGGGGGCATCTTTAATATCTAATTGGAAAGATGATGATGAAGAATACGGTCCTGTTTCTAAATGGACTAACAAAGATGTGTTGGTTATAGATAGCTTGACGTTGATGGGCGAGGCTGCACTTCGTGCTGCTCTTGTTTTCAACAACAAGAAATCAACTGACCAGGCGTCGCAACCAGAATGGGGAACGGCGGCTCGTGATGTGCAACATATCATACAGTACATAACAGGATCGGAAGTGCCTTGTAACGTGGTTGTTACAACGCATATGCAATACATGGAAGGAGATATGGGCGTGTCCAAAGCGTACCCAACTAGTGTAGGTTCTAAACTATCTACAAAGCTAGGTAGATACTTCAACTGTGTATGCAGAATTGATACACGTTCTTCTAGCAAAGGAACCGAGCGTACATTACGTACCGTATCTGATCACAGGATGGATCTCAAAGTTACTGCACCAAGTCTTATTGGTCAGACAACTGAGTTAGATTTAGCCAAGTTGTTTAGTGCGATACAACAAAATGCACGCAAAAAGTTGTCAGCTGACAATGTAATTAACTTAAACAAAGGAGGTAATTAATGGCTGATATATCAGACTTTTTATCGATGAATCCAGATGACGTACAGGAGCAGATGCCCTTACCAGAGGGTAGCTACGACTTCGTTATCACGTCTTATCGTACGGATAAAGTCGGTGAAAACCAAAATGAGATCGTAAGGATCAATGTCAAGGCGAATGCTGTCTTGGAATCTGAGATCACGGATAGTGATTTAGATCACTGCGAGCCAACCAGAATGGAGTTCTGGGCAACTTCAAGAGCGTTAGGACAGGGTAATCCTGTGATTTCTATTAAGAAATTCCTAACCAAAACACTCGGCATGAGTGGTGCTAACTTTGGCGAAATGCTAGAGCAAAGCATTGGTCAATCATTCTCTGGTGTTGTAAAGCACGAGATGGTGGGCCGTAACAAAGACATATTACAAGCTTCTATTAAACGAATAATTAATAAGGCGGCGTAATATTATGGGTGAGTATGCGGTACATAAAAACATAGCTTCACAGATTGTAGATGGTGCAAAGGTTGCAATCGTCATGGATTATCCAACAGTCAATGAGGTTCGTTTAAACAAAATACTTGCAGGCGATTATCTACTCGGTAAGGTATGTAAACTAGCAGGGATACAGCTGGAGGAATGCATGCTCACCCACGTCTTTCAAAGACGACCAGCACAAGAGAACTTACAAAACTTTTTTCACAAGCGAAGTGAATACAAGGCTTTGTGCAAAGAAACAGATTGGCGATCACCCTATCCGTCCTCAACGTTAGGGTTTCTGAAACAGGAGACGCAACCACATCTGGAGAGGCTGTACAAAGAAATCAATGAGGTCAAACCTAATGTTATAATAGCACTGGGTGCGATATCATTGTGGGCATTCACAGGGTATGACAAAATTGGAACTTATAGAGGGGCGCTCATCTCCTCTAACACCTCACACATCAATGATGATATAAAAATAGTTCCATCGTATGCCCTGTCGAGTGTCTCAAAAAATTATGCATTGAGGTCTATTGTATATTCAGATTTCAAAAAAGCATTACGAGAATCAGAAACAAAAGATATAGTAAACATAGAAAGAGAACTCTGGATTAGCCCGAGTATAAAAGATCTAGACACATTTAAACAAGACTTCATTAGAAGAGATAACGCGAAACATCCTTTGGCATTCGATATAGAAACAGCTGGTGGGCGGATAACTTGTATTGGGTTTGCCCCCTCTTCAACCCATGCCATTGTAGTACCATTCACATACGGATACTGGAAGAAAGATGATGAAACAAAAGCGTGGGATTGGGTTAAAGAATTATTAGAAGATGAACGAATCACAAAGGTAGCACAGAATCAATCTTACGATGTGTCTTGGTTAACATATAAAAAGAATATAAATGTCAAAGGTATAGTACACGATACGATGCATGCACAACATGCGTTGCAACCCGAAATGGAAAAAGGTTTAGGCTTCTTAGGCTCCATATACACTAACGAGGGTGCATGGAAAACTCTAGCCAAGTTTTCTCACAGCACGAAAGCCGATGAATAATGAAGCGACCAAATTACTTCTCTGCAAAAGATGTAGACGAGAAGTGGGGGGAAGAAATAAATATTGTACGCATGTGGCGTGCTGTATTGGATCAAGTCCTACAAGATTTAGTTTACGAAGGTAAGGGAAAAGAAGATAAGAAGGCTCATCTAGCCGCATGGGAGTGGTTGAATGAGGGCAACGAGGATAGTAATTTTGATGACATCTGTGATCTAGCAGACCTGGATGAAGTCACAACTCGTAAAGAAATATATAGATTGATGGAGAAATTTTATGGTAGTAAGTATAGACGAAAACTTGAAAGAAGCCTTAAAGATATTGAAAGGTCCAAGAGAAAAAGAATACGGTAACAAGAAGGAGAATCACGACAACATAGCAAAGCTGTGGTCTGCATATCTTAATATAAATCTTACTGCCCATGACGTAGCACTCATGATGTTACTACTAAAAGTTGCTAGAACTAAATCACCTAATCCGACAAGAGATACATACATAGATATGGTAGGGTACTCAGCTATTGCAGGAGAAGTAGTTTGATTAAAGTAAGTAACAACGATTTAGATTTATCACCGTACACTGATGATCAAATAAATTGGATCTATTGTGCTTTGGATTGCACACTTACTCAAGAGATATGGGAGAAGATAGAACAAGAGTTTGATCAAACAACTAGACGCACTTACGGTTTTGAAATACAAAGTTTAAAACCTGCTATGGCTATGACTTTGCGTGGTTTAAAAGTAGATGAAGATAAAGTAAAAGCAATTAGAAAACCATTAAAAGAAAAGAGATTAAAACTAGAAAGAATGTTACACTTATATTCTCAAGCTGTATCTGGTAAAGATTTAAATCATAACAGTCCTGTGCAACTTAAGAAATTATTGTATGAAGATCTAAACTTACCGCCAGTTGTTTCGTATAAAAAAGGTAAACAAAAGATATCAACAGATCGTGATGCATTAGAATCGTTATCTGAATCTTATCCGAGAGCAAGACCTTTTTGTAGAACTATCCTGGCGTTACGTGACATAGATAAAAACCTTGCAGTTCTTAGCTCTAAGCGTGACACAGATGGTAGGATTAGATGTTCATATAATGTGGCAGGCACAGAGACAGGTAGGTGGTCTTCAAGAGAATCACCGTGGCGTACAGGTACAAACTTACAGAACATAACAAAAGATTTGCGTGAAGTATTTATACCAGATGGAAACAAACAAATGTTTTATGCAGACTTAGAACAAGCTGAGTCTCGTGCCGTTGCATACTTGGCTGCCGATCAAAACTATATTGATGTATGTGAGAGTACAGATTTGCATACCGAAGTTGTTAAAATGGTATGGCCCAATATGGGTTGGTCTGGCGATCCAAAGCAAGACAGAGCACTAGCTGATATGAAATACTATTTACATCACAGTTACCGTGACATATGCAAACGAGCAGGACACGGAACAAACTATGGTGTGTCGCCTCACTCTTTGGCAAGACAGATAAAGATCAAAGTGTCGCAGGCTACAAGATTTCAGTTGCTTTATTTTGGTGGTGTGATATCTTCTACAAGTTTAGAAAGATGGCACAAACAAGATCCACAAGGTGGATACAAAGAGTTACTTGACAAAGGAGAAAAGATATCGAAGGATACACTAAAGATCAAGGGGGCATTTCCTGGGATACGTGTATGGCATAACACTATACAACAAGAACTCCTCGAGAAAGGTAGCCTTGTTACTCCAATGGGTAGACGTAGACATTTTTGGGATAGACTCAAAGATGCTTCTACTTTAAGAGCGGCGATAGCTTTTGTCCCGCAGTCTACGATAGGTGACTTACTTAACTTAGGTTTGTGGAGAGTATGGAAAGAATTAGAAACTGAAGGTGTCGAAGTGTTGGGTCAAGTACATGATGCAATACTTGGGCAGTGTGACAAAGATAAAATAGATGATCTCATGCCAAAGGTTCTTGAGAAAATGCACAATCCATTGGAGGTCAATGGACGCACAATGTTAATACCTTCTTCCGTAGAGGTGGGAGATAATTGGAAGGATATGAAACCGTGGACAAAATAAAAATATATGTAGAAGATGGAAAGATTATAATTAAAGAACCGAATGGTACAACTAAATGTGATGGAGCAGAAATAGAAGGACCGTCTGTTATAATGCAAGACGAAGATAAAAATGTATGGATAGAAACAGAAGCTAAAGTTATAAAGATAGTGAAGATTCCAGCCCAAAATATTACAACGCAGAATGAAAAGTAATGGCAAGAAGATTCAAAGATTTTATACAGGCGTCTGTTGATGCAGTAAAAGATAGCCCTATACCCAAACCATTTGCGAAGTGGACTGCGTTGTCTGCTATATCTGGTGCGTTAGGTAGAAGAGTTTGGTTTCCCATGCCAAACTACAACATCGGTTCTAATCTTTTCGTTATATTGATAGCATCGCCAGGCAGAAATAAATCTGTTAGTTTGATACTACCATTCTCAAAAGTATTTAGCAGACTTACTTCACCTGTCGGTGCCACAGAAGACGATCACAATTTTAACACAGGTCTTGATGAGTATGGATTGCGTAAGTATCCTTTGTATACTATACAAGATAGAATTACACCAGAGAAACTTGCAGTTGATATGACAAAAGTTACACGTCTTGATTTAAGATTGTGTACTGAAGAGAACCCAGAGTTCTATGACTCATCATTGACTTTAGTTACATCTGAGTTTGGCACATTCATGGGTCGTAATGAAAGATACTTACAAATGTTTTTAACAGACATGTGGGATGCAAAAGATTCTTACAGTCACAAAACAAAAACAGCTGGAGAATATATCATACAAGGTCCATGTCTTAATTGGATCGCTTGTGCTACGCCTACACAGTTTGTAGATAACTTACCAGAAGATGCAAAGTCACAAGGTTTATTATCTAGAATTATACCTGTGTTCTATGAAGGCGAAAAGATACCACAAGATCTAAGACAAAAAGTTATTAGTGAACATACTATAAATGATTTGAGAAATGATTTAAGTAGTGTGGCAAAAATGTATGGGCCTATGGAATTTGAAAGAGATGCATTTGAGATAGCTAACACAGATATCTTTGATGGCATACAACCAGAACCTACCGACCCACACCTATCAGAGTATTGTCAAAGACGTGTGTCTCACTTTTTAAAAGTTGCCATGTCTGTGTCAGCTTCACGATCTTCTTCTCGTAAGATATCTAAAGATGACTGGACAATTACAAAAGAGATCATGTTTGAAATGGAACAAAACATGCCCAAAGCTTTGGAAGGTTTTGGTATGGCAAAGACAGGAAGGATTGCTCATGATATGAAGGTGTGGCTAGATGCCACACTTTCTACCAGCGGCAAAAACCACATGCAGTTACGCTTCTTTAAGAGAGAACTGCTACGTAAGATACAGAACCCAGGTGAGTTGGATCAGACTATCAAGGCTATGCAGGATTCTGGATATATAAAGTTAGAAGGCAATTTAATTTTTCCAAAAAAGTAATTGCTTCGTGAAACAAAAAATGTTATACTGCGCACTTTGTGTGTTAAGAAAGAGGAACTATGAAACTAGACATTGATATAACTAAAGACGACATGTTGCCCAAGAATGCTGTGGATATCTTGCGTGACAGGTACATGCTACCAGAAGAGATCAGCCCACAGGAATCATTTGCCAGAGCCTGCATGGCTTTTGCAGACAACAAGGCACACGCCGAAAGACTATACAAGTATGTATCTAATCTTTGGTTTATGTTTGCCTCACCCTTGCTATCCAACGGTGG